TTAGACGGTAATTCAAAAAGAGTTTTAGACCCTGGAGCCTGTTGTGCTCTTTTTATCAAAAGTTCTAATGCAGCAGCGTCACTAGCTGTTACATTTTCACTCATATCTATAGTAACTGCCCATACTTTGCCTGAAGATGCTGGAGTGTTATAGAAGCAAACAGCATTATTGCTATCTGCTTCTACTCTAAAAACTCCATCAACATTCAAACTAAGTGAGCCAGTTCCATACTTCATTTCAATCAAACTTGCCATAATTTTGTAGTTTAAAAAGTTAATAATTAAAAATTATACAGTCGTTTTAAACAATACAAAGTTATTAGCAGCTTGAGTAACTAGACATCTTTCAGACAAGAAGTTAACTTGCATAGCATCTACGTTAGAAGTATAAGCACCACCAACAGAACCAGTGATCCATGATTTATATCTTCTATCGTCAGCTTGTGAAGCTCTATATCTTACGTGTAAGAAAGGACGTCTGATATTTGTTCCTAACATTTGATCATAAACTGTAGAAGTTCCAGCAGGTATCATAACACCTTCTATGTCTTTTACTAATCCACGAGTAGTAGCATCGTTAAGATACTTCCAATCTGTTTTGTAAAAATCATAAGAACCTCTTCTAAATCCAGCAAAACCAAAATTAAGAGCCATTTCTTGTTCGTTATCAAACAAACCATATGAAGCAGCTTGAGTTGAAGCATAACCACCACCAGCTTGAGCAGCAATCATATCATCAAAATCAAGAGCAGTAGCTCTATCTAAGAAAAGCATGTTTTCTTCAATAGCACCTTGTTTGTCTAAGTGTTTAAGGATAGCATCAAAATCTCCCATTGCACCAGCTCCTGGAGCTGCAGCACCTGCGAAATCATTCCAAATGTTTCCTCTTTCTTCGATAGCAGCGAATAAACCTTGAGTACCTACTGGGTCAATGCCTGTAGCACCACCACCAGTTCCAGTAAATAGTGTTTCTCCTTGCGTAGCAAGTGAATAGTTATAATCTAATACACCTGATCCAGTTTTAGCTTTTTCACCTTCAACGCACATCATTTCAAGATAATCTTCAAATCTCAATCTTGTTTCTGCTTCTGCTTTAAGATACCAGAAATAACCAGCTGAACCATCTTCAGCAGCAATTTCAATCCATCCAATTTGAGCAGTATCAGATCCAGATACTTCAAAGTAATCTTTGATTATGATAGGGTTATTAGCGAAAGTACTTGGTTCTGGTTCAATAGCTTTTTGATTGTTTCCAACTCCTTTAGGGAATTCAGAACCATAAACAAATACTTTGAACTCAGTTACAACTCCACCACCAAAAACAGTGTCTAAGTCTGCAGCTTGGTAAGGCACTGCTGTTACTTGAGCACCATCTACTTTTACTACTAACGCTTTTGAAGTAATTAAACCATTAGCAATAACAAGAGTATTGTTAATTTTAATAGCATTGTTACCAGGAATAGTAAGAACATCACCAGCTCTATCTACACCTTCATAAGCGATGTGTAATCTATTTTGTTCAGACCAAATTACTTGATCCGATGTCATTGGCATTTCAGCGCCAACCATTCTTAAGAAACCAGATAAAGTTCTGTTTCCATATCTCTCTACTTCAGCTTCGTAAAGCTCAGGTAGATACTGTTGTCCCCATTGATCAAAAGCTGCGTCATGAAAATTAATATAATTATTCGGTAACGTAACCTTGTCAGGCATTGGAGTAATTCTTGCGGGAAACGCACCAATTCCTGGAGGTGTCCCATTATCAACAAATCCCATTTTTTTATGTTTTTAAGTTAAAGTTTGTTATTTCCATTTTTTAATCTTCAACTTGGAACTATTATCACCGCTTATCGCCCTAACTTTATAACCATTGAAAGTAACATCGCCTGAAGCTTCTCTACCTTCTCGTGATATATTATTAGATTGCGCTGTAACTTGCTTTATAGAGTCAGCTTTTCCTTGTTCGTAGAAATGCTTAGCTAATAAATCTGGGTTACGCGCAGCATACATAGCTTTATGATAAGCTTGATAATCAGTTATTTCACCATCCTTATTTAGGAACTTCCCAATAATGCTGTTGAGGTCTGATTGTTTTTCTGCTGCGTCAGTTGGATTTTTTAAATTATACTTAAAAGATTTTTCCCCTACATTAAATTCAAATCCTTCGAATTTCTTTTGGAAAAAATCATAAGTAGATTGTTTAAAAACCTCATGACGTTTTTTTGCTATGTCTTGTCCCTCGTTGTATTGTTTGTAAAAGTCTAAAGCTTCTTGTTGATCTGCGGTAGTTGTAGAATTCAACTTGATTTCTTCATAATACTTATCCTTTGTATCTTTAAGAAACTTTTTGGCTTTTGCAAGTTCTTCTTTTAACACAATCTTTTTTTGTGTTATTTCTTTTTCACTATGTTCATCTTCATCCCAAGCAAAACTTTCTTCCATTTGAAAGGTAATTTCATCTTGTGATAAATACGGTTTAGTACTTTTATAATATTCTCTTAGTAGTTGCTCGTTACTTAATGTAGAGTAATCTATATTCAGTCTAGCGTAATCCTCGATAGATCCACCTGTGTCTTTCATAAAATTCATAAGTTTCTCAATACCCTCAGGTATTACAACTTCTGTCTGTTTTAACTGTGGTGGAGAAGGAACACTTTTTTCTTCAGGAACTTCTTCATTAATTACTTCGGTAATTTTTTCGGGAGCTTCTTCTTTGTGTGTTGATCCCACTTCCTGCAATTCCACGTCTTGTTCTTTCTTCTCCTCATTAGACTGTAACACAGTTTCCTTTGTTTCTGACTCTTGAACGGCATTTTCTACTTCTTTTTCTTTTTCTTCAATGGCTTCCTGTTCCTGCTTCTTAAAATCTATTTTAGTCGTAGATTCTTTTGTGTCTACAAGTTTTTTAGGTTTACCTCTTTTTTTCTGCATCTTGAATTCTCCTTCTGCAGGTATTTCTTTTTTTGCTTCTGACATAATATAATATAATAATTAATAATTATCTTGGATCAAAACTTTCTAATCCAAAACCTCCATCCATGACATCATTACCTGCTGACTCAAAGTCTACTGGTAACGAATCACGTTGGCGCTGTTGTATCATCTCACTCTGCTGAGTGGCTTGTATTTTAGTTCGTTGGTCTTTTCTATCTTCAATTTCATTTATCTTACTTTGTTCAGCTTGATTTTTTGCTTGAGTAAGTTGCATGTTATATTGAAACTCTACCTCCATTAATGATTGTTTCATTTGAGCTTCTACCTGCATTCTTTGAATCTCCATTTGAGATTGAGCTTGAGCTAATTGAACTTGACTTTCTGTTAAAGCTTGTTGTTTTTGCACTTCAAACATAGCAGCTTTCTCAGCTGTTTCTTGATTTGCTTGTGCTTGCATCTGAATATTCTGTTGTTGAAGTTGTTCTTCTCTTTTCTGCTTCTCTTTCCTTCTTTTCTTTAACAGTTCATTAGCTAACTTTATATTGCTTATGTTTCTAATATCAATCGCATCTTCTAAATCAATACCTCCTGCTCTTAAAGCTACTTGTATATTTTCTTCAAGTTTAGCTTTATCTTCATCATCAGGTTCTAGTTCAATAAATATTCCAAAATCATGTAATGTTTTATCTGCTAATTCATCTAATGTTCCTACGTTGAAAGAAGTTATTTGTTCTTCTAAAGCAATTCTAGTTAAAGGAAACATTATAGAGTTAGCTATTTTTCTTGAAATATTTTCACAAGTTTTTAGAGTTAAATATAAACTAGCTTTCATTAAATGTCTAGTAGCTACATTTGAATTTGCAGCTGCTAATTTTTGTAATCCAACTAATGAATCTTTGTCTGGCATTGATCCATCTCTAGCTTCATTTAAACCGGTTACATCTCTTATCATCTGTAAGTAATATTGATACGTCTGTATCAACGCTTGCATTTTAGAACCACCAGAGGAAGATTGTAATTCTTGTATTGGAACTTTACCTCTATTTAGTTCACCATCTTGAGTTAAAGATCTACCTACAATAGAACCAGTCTGGAAATACATATTTAATGCTTCAGCAGGGTTATAGTTTGTACCATTACCTAAATCTACTTCTGCTAAACCATCTATATCTAAATAAACACCATCTGGAACCATACGAGACATAACTTGTTGCATCTTTAAATGCGTTAATTGTATCATGTCTGCAAATCCTGTTATTCTACTTACTAAACTTTCTATTCTACCTTTGTACATTTTTGGAGCACATATTTGGTAATTCATGTTTACTTTTGTAGTATTTGCATTTGGCCTTGTCATATTTTCAGCCATACCCCATTGCAACATTAAGTTGTGTCCAAGTATTTTAGCTCCACTATATAAAACCTCTATACTTCTTGAAGCTCTTTCAAATGAATCATTTTCAGGTGGTAAAAAAGTATCTTCTTTTTCTAAAGCTTTTTCTAAACCATGTTCAGTTTGTTTTATTTTAAAAACTTGATCTACAAAAGTTTTCCACTCAAAAAATAATACCTGTACTGTATTGTCATCATATCTACCATTCCAACCTCTTAAATACTCAGCATTTCCTTTGTATTTTTCTATTTGTTCAATTTCAACAGGTCCTAAATTAGGAAATTGCTTTTTAAGTTCAGGAATTGTTAAGTATTTTACTTCTCCTACATAATATAAATCTTGAAAATTAGGATCTTCTGTATAAGACCATATCATTCTAGCTGGGTCTACATAATCTATTTTTACTCCCTCAGCTTTATTCCAAGTCGTTTTAACAGCAGCAATTCCAATAACTGTTAAATCTTCATTTAATCTTTTTCTAGTATACTCATATTTATTTTTATACAATATAGTATCTATTGCTTCTTCTTCTGCTATTTCAATTGATTGCTTATAACTCAATTGCAAATGCATTGGTATTTCATCTACATCTGTAGGTGTATTAGTTCCACCAGGAATCTGTCTAATGTCTTGATTAGGAAAAAGTTCATTAACAGCTTGATAGTATTTCTTTAAATTTATATCTTGTAATAGACGCTGTGCGTAGTTAGTTCTTTTTTGTGTTGACTCTGGATCTTGAGCAATAGTTTTAACATCGTAGGTTCTTTGAGACATCCCATTGACAACTATATCTACAAATTTAGGTATAACAGGAACTGGTTTCCAATCTAAGTTTAAATAAGATAAGTCACCATTTATAGCAAGTTCATCTTTATATTTTTGAACGGGCTGTTCTGCTCTAGCATATAATCTTAAGTTATGGAACCAATTATAGTTATTATAAAATCTATATCCTGAACCTCTATAGTTTCTAAACCATTCCCCTTCGATAGCTCTGCCTACAGCTTGACCGTATTCTAAGGTATTCTTCTCAGCAACCGGTACTACCTGATCTGGAAAGATACTATTACTATTCGTGTAAATCTGCATTTATTTATTTATTAATTTGTGAAATAGTCCCACTGTTGTCATAAGTTTTAATTCCTAAGTTTACTTTTTCCCTATTTATAAACGGTATAGGTCTGTATCTGTTTTTATTACACGCCATTATAGCTAAACCTGAACTAATAGTAGCATCATGTTTAGTTCTATTACTAATGTTAAAAGTAGCCCAATCTTCTAATGTGCGTTGAAAATACATGTCTCCATGTTCTTCACCTTTTAAACCTACGAAACTTTCGATATAGGTTTCTACAGCCGCCGCATGAGCTTGCTTAATATCTTCACTTGAGTTAGGTATTCCTCCAATTTCTCGTTCAGCAACAGATAATTTATTCCAAATTTTATCAGGTCTATTCATGCTAAAACCTCTATAACCTCTTCGCTTTATATAATATAATAATCGTGGTTTATTATTTTCACATAATATTGGCATTCCATAAAATACACAAGCCATTAAGACATCTTCAAAAAATATCTCTGCTGTTTGCGGTCTAGCTATGTATTCCAAAAAGAAATGATTAGGAGGTGCATCTTCCATAGAAAACTTAGTTAAACCATGTAGAGATCCATTAGAACCTCTTCCATCAACAGTGCCACTAATATCATAAGAATCACAACCAAATGCTCCTACATGCTCATTTTTAGGATACTTAACACCATTCTTAATGTAAACATTGTTTTGTAATGATGCTGGAGGTATCCAACTTATTCTAAATCTACCTTTTTCATTTGGCATAAATACAACTTCAGTATCTATAATCCCATGTTTCCATTGGAAATTTCCACTACTAATAGATTTAACATTATTTGAGTATTCATTGTAGTCTATTTGCTCGTATATTTTAGTTAAGTTAAATAAACTATCTTTAGCTTCATCTCTGAAAGCGTGTTGTTCTGTTCTAGGAAATTGTCTATAGAATTCATTTAAACCATCTTGATCATTCTTTAATCCTTCTACTTCATTCTCCCAGTACTCAATAACACCTATTTTTATAGGTAAACCATCTACTCCAAATAATGGTTCTTTAGGGTTGTTAAAAACAGGTTGTCCATAAGTATCCATATAACCTTCATAATTCCATTCCATAGGAATAAAAAGACTATACAAACCAGATGAAGTTTGCCCGTTTCTATTTCGTTCAGTTACATCTGAATTATAGTATAATTTTTTAAAATTATTACCACCTTTATCTAATGCGTTAGACGTCGAACCCATCATACATTTACCTACGATTCTACGTCCTAGTCTTAAAGTAGTCTTTGTGACTCTCCAGTTATTTAATATGTTATCAGGACGTTCCCATTTACCACTTTCATCATGAGCTAATATCTTTAGTTTCTCACCATCATAAGAGTTGTCTCCTGTGTTCTTCCAATCTATAGTTGTATCAAGACCTTCTAATTCTTTTAATTGCTCGTTTGATTCTAGTTTACGTCTAGTAAGTTTTGAAGCTGGGACTCTATATGCCAGTTCGGTCTTAGGACGATCCATACCATCCTGGATCGGCTTGAAGAAAAACGGATAGTTAACGGATATC